AAGGCGCATTCGATGTAGCCGAGTGTGAAGTCTTTTATGTTCATGTTTTTGGTTTCAGTTTTCATTGTTTCATTGGCTCTCGCCGTTTGTGTTTACGTTTCAGATTTGTTTTTCTTACCGGCTCAATGGATACCAATCGCGATTTTAACGCCGTTGAATGATCCCAGCCCGCACGCATGTCCGCGCTTGGTGCATGTCCCACACTTTCCTGGGCAGACAAACACTCGCCCATGTCCAGTTGCCAGCGCCGATGCGCGTACGCTTGCCGCGTATTGCCGCCAATTGCTACCGTCTTTTGCTTGTTTGACGGTTGATGGTACTGCTACAAATTCCCCGCGCACGCATGGGAGCGCTTGCATACGCTTGGCCACGTCGTTTCCATAGCGTGAACCACTCGACAAATTAAGCCGGTAATTGCTGGGGAACGATGCTGGCCCATTGTCCGCGTGGAATTTGAGAAAAACGTGCCATGATTTACTGTAACCGTACGCCGCCACGTCGCCGCGTTCGCGCAGCAAGCCGAACCAAAAACCAAGCGTCTCGGCGCTGTCAATGTCGCCGTCCACGTAAAGCCGGAGCGTGGCCGATACGGGCAATTTGTGGAATGCGCGTGCGATCACTTCCGGCGCTTGTTTGATCAAAAGCAGATTCTGCAACTGGCGGAAAAACGCCGCCGGATATCGCCAAGCGCGTAGCGAATAGCAAAACTTAGCGCACGCGCCCATTCCGGGGCAACTGACAAGCGGTAACGCGCTGAACGCGTAGAATGGCAGCTTGGAATTCCCTTTCGCGAACACCGTGAACGGCGGCGCTCCGTCCATGCCATCGGCCATCCAATCTGCCAATCGCTTGGCGTGATAGCTCCACGAATTAACAAGCGCCACGTCGCCGTCGCTGACAATCAAGCGGAGTGATTCAATGAGCGCCGCGTTTTCGCCGTTGCTGGCGAGTTTGGCCAAGCGGATGCAGTCGCGGCGTTTCATGGCTTGATTTCCGTGCGGTTTATAACGTCCGTGCGGTATTCGACGAATTGCTGCACGCCTTTAATGTAAGCCCAAATCAAGTTGTAAAGTTCGCGCTTTGGACGATGGCCCATGCTCAAGACGTTTTGCACGCCGTCGCCCACGGTTTGCCGACACAATTGCCAACCGCCATAAGCGCCCGACAAAAAATAAGCGTTGGGAGCGGCAATGCCGTTTATCGGCGGGGGCGAAACCGGCGGCGTTATGGCGCACGGTTTGCCGGACGTGGCGCAATAATTGCAATTGCACGAAATGCGGTTAAGCGTATCAACCGTGCCTTGCAAATCGCGCATGGTGATTTTCATATCTCGCCCCCCGTGATCACAATAACGTTTTCCGCGTACGTGGCGGTCACTTTGACGTGGCCAGCAAATGCTCCAGCGATTGCGTCGCCGCTCATGTCGATTATGGGCCGGTTTTCGTAACCGCTCACGGCCAGCGTGCCGTCGTTGTCAGCAGTTAAGACGATTGTGTTGTCCGTGATCGTGCGCTTGTAACGACGGCCAGCAGCGAATCCGTGATTGGCTAAGCGTTTGCCTTCCATCCAAACGCGTGAGCGCGGGATGCGGCGATGGTCGCCAAGTTTGTAAGTGAATGATTTTTTCATGCGTTCGCCCCCGCGTTTTCTTTTTGGATTATCACGTTTGCGGTAACGGTTTCGCCCCATGCGTTTTTGCTCACTTGGCAAACGTAGTCGCCGCGCTTGGTTTTGCGGATTACCGGCAAGCTGGTGTTGGCGGCAAGTATGCAAAACTTTCCATTTGTTAAGTCGTGAAAGCCGCGTGCTTTTGTTTTTATGGTTTTCATTGTGTTTTTGTGCTTCGCTTAATGCGTCGCGGTCTACACTCCGAAGAGCGCAGAGCGCGGGGCATCAGTTAAGCGCCAAGCCGCGACTCACTCGCCGAAATATCAGCGCAAGACGGTTCAAGCTCACTCACTCGGTCGTTTGCGAAATGCCAAAGCGCCTCCACGTCGTTCAGCGCATCGATTGGATCGCGGCTTTCCAGTCCGCGCAGAGCTTTTGCAAGCCAGTAGCTAGTCGCTGGGCTGTCGAGCGTGGTGTTTAGTTTGTCGATGTATGTCATGGTTTTTGTGTTTTGCCGTTGTCCGGCGTCACATGCTTTACGTGTGGCGTGTCGGTTTCTTACGACCGAAGCGCTGGACAAGCCGAATTTATCCGGTAAAAGTAGCCGGTATGGCGAAAATGGGACGGCCAAGTAAAAGAACACCAGAAATCGAAGCGAAGCTTGAGCGAGCGCTGGGCAATGGGCTTTCGCGTGATTCTGCTAGCAAATTCGCGGGAATCGGGACGGAAACGCTAAACGGATGGGCGCGGAAAGACGCTACTTTTCGGTCAAAACTGGCTGAAATCGAAAGCGCTTGGGAATTGCGAATGGTCGAAGCGGCGACCAACGGCATCCAAAAGCAGCCCAAGCTTGCCGTCGATCTACTTGAGCGCCGCCGACCGTCGTGGAATAAGGAGACGCAAGTCGCCAAATTAGCCAGCGGACGCAACACAATCGCCCCCGCGCTGGTCATCGCGTTAATGGCAGCGCCAGAGAAACAAGCCCAAGCCATTGACGTACAGTAACTTGCACGTGATGGGCGTTTTTCGCACAATAAGTGTTATATTTAGTTGGCTCTCAGCAACCGCGTGCGCGCCTGGTCGCGTCAACGTGCGCGGTATCGCGTGCGCGGGGGACGACACGGGGGGTGGCCCACCCCCACGACGGGGTATCGTTTATAATATATACCCCCCATACAACACGCCCTGTTTTTTGAAGAAGCCCCGCTACCAAACCGCTATCAACACGGGCCAACGCGTACATCGCCCCAAGCGAGGCGCTGGTAGCTACTACCGTAATCAACAGTCGTTGAAACGGGCAATTGACACCGAGCTTAATTCGTCAATACCGCGAATCGCAAAAAACACCCACGATTTTTGTTAAACCCAGATTGCCAGATTCCCAGTGTTCGATAATCAAACATCCCAGTGTTCGAAAATCGAACATCCCAGTGTAAGATAATCAAACACTAATAAGTATATACTAAGCTATAACCCCCAATAGAAGAGAGAGAGAGTATGAAAGAACCACAACCAAAAGCTCCAAAAGCGGGTATCCGAATAAGCAACAGAACCGCCGACGAGATCGAGTCTGACGGCGATGCAGTGCAGCGCACTAGCGTCGGCTTACGCAAGAAGCGCGTGCTGGGCCAAAAAGACGGCTCTACGACGTTTTCTAGCGGGAAGCGCGTCGGTAGACCACGCAAGACCAAAGCGGCTCCAGAGACTAAATTTGAAACACTAAAAGCAGTTTCCGACAAACCGTCTCCCGAACTCATAGAAAAAGCCGCGCAGCTACAGAATTTTCCGGAAATGTTTTTGGGCATAAAGCCGTACAGTTGGCAGTACGACGTACTAAAAGCGATCAACTACAAAGAAAGCAAAGTGGCGCTTAAAGCTGCGAATGGTTCCGGCAAGACCAGTCTGGTGGCTGCGTGTGCGGTTTTGTGGCATTGCATGCGGTTTCCGGAAAGTACGTGCGTGACCACGGCTGGGGTGTTCCGGCAAGTGAAAGACCAGTTGTTCCCGTACATCCGCAAGTATGTGAGTGGTTTGAACGGTGGCGAGGGGTGGATCGTTAACGCGACGGACGTGCGCTTTCAGAACGGCAGTAAAGCGATTGGTTTCAGTACGAGCGAGGGGGGTCGCTTCGAGGGGTGGCACAGGACGGGGCCGACATCGAATCTGCTGATGATTGTGGACGAAGCCAAGACGGTTCCGGATGAAATCTCTGAAGCAATCAGCCGATGCCAGCCGAGCCGTCTACTCATCATGTCGTCTCCTGGTTCTACTAGTGGCTTTTTCTATCGGGCGTTTACGAAAGAAGCGAGTTTGTGGGAGAGCTTCACGGTGGACGCGTATGCTTGTCCTCACATCCCAGAAAGCTGGATCGAGGAGCAGTTCGTTAAATATGGGAAAGACCACCCGTTGGTACGGTCAATGGTATTTGGCGAGTTTATGAACGTGGGGGAAGACACGATGGTGATCCCGTACAACTCATTGCAGCAATGTATGCAGAACCCGCCGAGCCACATTGGGAAAGACAAGACGGCGTTTTGTGATTTTGCGGCAGGTGGTGACGAGAACGTGCTGGCGATACGTGTGGGCAACAAGATTGATAAGCTGATTAGCTGGAAAGAGCGGAACACGATGTCGGCTGTTGGGCGGTTTATCATTGAGTTCCAGCGCAATGGACTGAAAGAAGACGAAGTATTCGCCGATGCCGGGGGTTTGGGCATTCCGATGTGCGACGCGCTGGCTGAAGCCGGGTGGACGGTGCATCGAGTAAACAATGGCGAGCGTGCGTATGACGACAAACACTACTTGAATCGGGGCGCGGAGATATGGTTTAAGGCGGCGCGGACAATTGAGTTAAACGAGATCATTTTGCCGGATGACGAGTTACTGTTCGCGCAAATAACTACGCGCAAGTGCAAAACAAACAGCAAGGGGAAGCTGCAATTGGAGTCCAAAGACGATATGCGGAGCCGTGGGTTGCCATCGCCTGACCGTGCGGATGCGGTGCTGGGTGCAATCTCATGTGGAGGCAGTGGAAGTTCATTGAATCTGGAGCCAAGACCTAGCTTTATGTCGGAATTAGCGAATGTACATGTGGGCGGTGAGTTAGACACGGGCTTTAACGCGGGGTATTAAAGCGGGTGGCGGCGTGATGTTGTGTTGGCGGTGGAGATCGCCGCAACGGTTTAGGAGCGTTTACGTCTCTGTACGCTTTGGTTGGATCGCATGAATCAGTAGTTGCGTCCGTCATTTGTTGTGATCTGGTTATTTGGTTTAATACAAAAATTTATGGAGCTATCCACAGTTTGGCTGGGGGATAGAAAACAGAGACGTGAAGACAAGAAGATTGATCGGGCGGCTGAAATCCACGGGGATAATGCTGATGCCATTGATGCTGCTTTTGGCAGCGGGGTGTCGGACGGTGGATCATCCGGTGACGCGGCTGACTAACGGAAACGTTAAGCGGCTAATGGAGTTACCGGAGTTTAGCGATGTGCAGAAGTCTACCCAGCCGGTAACACGCTGGGCGAGTGAGGCGCTGCATACCGTCAACGACTTGGAATATCAATTGCGATATGCAAGAGAACAGAAGTGAGATGTATGAGGCGGTTTTGGAGTCGATCCATGACCGAGCGAAGTGGGAGCGTAGACAGGCTCTTTACTATGAAATGCGGCATGACGGTTTACGCCGGAAAAACAAGCCGTGGCCGGGGGCAAGTGATCTACATTTCCCGCTGATAGATACGGCGGTTAGTAAGCTCAAGCCGTTTTACTACCAGCAGATTACGGGGCGGGACACAATTTGCTCGTTCGTCCCGATGCGCCAGCAGTTGGCCCCGTTGACGACGGCGGTTGAGCGCTGGTTCGATTACCAAATCAAAGAGAAAACGAACTTCCAGAAAGAGTCGTTGACGTGGATCGATCACATGCTGATGTCGGGTCATTCCGTGCTGAAAGTGTTTTGGGATGACGCCAACAAGTCGTGTAAGTTTGAGGCGGTTGATCCACTTTACTGGATTATTCCAGAACACACGACTGATCTGCACGACGCAGACTGGATGGTTCAGATTATGCCCATGAGTGTGAGTGCATTTTTGCGGGATGATCGATACGACCACTCGTTGCTAGACAAAATACGCGGTGACGGGCGGGACGAGAACACAAACACTACGCAGCGGGACAACGAAAAGTTCCGGCGCGAGGGGCTGACGTACAGCGGTGACGACAACATGGTCATCGTGTGGGAACACTATAAGCGAGACGAAAACGGAAACTGGATTGTATGCACGTACTCGCCGCTTATTCCAGATCACGATCTTCGCCCCCCCATGAAGCTGCCATATCGGCACGGCAAAGCGCCATTCGTGGACGCAACGTACGAGGTGAAAGACAA